GGTTGCCGCGCACCNGGCTANAANGCCTACTTCGCTACAGNNTAAGCATGAAAGGCGCGAAGGAAGCCGCAATGGTCATCCTTGGCATGCCTTCTTCGTCTCAAAACGGTGGTTCCAGACGGAACCGCCGTGACGAGGAGGAGGAGGAGCAGATGATCGAAAGCGAGGAGACCGAATACTCCGATGAACAGCTAGGAATGGCAGGTGAACTACGATCTGCGCTCGACAGCGGATCAGATCACGATGTTGTTGCTGCGATTCATGGAATAATGATGTCCTACGAGGATTACGAATAATGACTGCCTACGTCGCATTGAACGAGTTGCGTGATCGGACTCGGCAACGAGCAGATCAGGTGAACTCTCAGTTCATTACAGACTCAGAGTTGAACGGGTACTTGAACAACTCATGGTCAGAACTCTATGACCTGCTTGTGTCAAAATATGAGGATGATTATTTCCTCTCCAGTTCGTCCATCTCTGTAACCAGCGGCACTGCAAGTTATTCGCTTCCTGCGGATTTTTACAAAGCGCGAGGTGTGGATCTTGTCCTTAACACTGATCAATCCACGCCTCTCCAGCGNTATGTGTTTGCAGATAGAACACGAGATTCTCTTGTAAGGTACGCAAGGGATGTCAGGTACCGGATCCAGGGAGATAAGATCTACTTTGCTCCGGTGCCATCTTCAAACACGGCAACCCTGTGGTACACGCCAAAACCGCAGACACTACAATCGGTGACTCCGACTGGAATCACACGAGGATCGACCACCACCTGGACGGTGCCATCGACGCATACTTTTGTTGCGGATGACAAGGTCAATGCAATCACTTTCAGTGCTGATGCGTACAATGTGGAGCAGACGATCAGCAGTGTGACGGCGACCACCATTGTCACAGATCTCGACTCTTCTGGACTCAGTGATCCCACGATCTATGGNNCNCTGGAGTCGATGTTTAATTTCTTCAACTCCGGCTGGCAGGAGTATCTCGAACTNGATTCGAGCATCAAGATTCTTGTGAAGGAGGAATCGGATGTTTCTCCATACCTGATTTTGAAGGCACAACTGCGGGATCGNCTCGAAGGAATTGCAGAACTCCGGGATTCTGGAGAACCTNCANGAGTGACGAATGTTGCATCNTATGAACAATATTTTATGTACTGANTGATGTCTCGTGTTAATTTCACGCAACTCTGGAGTAAGGACCAGGAGGTCACAAGGGTTCAAAGTCACATNCAGAAAACATTTGCACCTCTGCTTGAATTGCCATTTGCNGATGGAGTTTTACGCTCAGATTTGAGCATTGGGACNGCAGATACAGAGATTGAACACAAACTTGGACGTGCCTACGAAGGTTGGCTGGTTGTTGGACTCAAAACAAATGCAGTGATTTATGAATCTGCAACGGCAAACACGAATAAAAACAGTGTGATTATTCTAAAAGCATCCACCTCGGCAACGGCAAACATCTTTTTCTTCTGAAGAACCGACATGAGTACGACCACAACGAACATGAGCCTGATCCAGCCTGCGGTTGGAGTCACCGTCGGACCAACCTGGAGCAGCGAACTCAACACCTCGCTTGGACTCATTGACACCCATGACCACACGTCTGGAAAGGGCGTGCAGATCACACCGTCAGGACTCAATATCAATGCAGACCTGGAGTTCAACCAGAATGATGCCACCGAGCTGCGAACTATTGCCTTCGACTCCTCGGCTGCTGCAACTTCAACCGATGACACCCGCGCGTTGTACCACTCTGGCGGAGACATCTACTGGAGGAATGCCACCGGCACCGCAGTTCAGATCACAGATGGCAGTGCGGTAAAAGTCGGCGCTGGAAACATTGGTGGAGATATTGCCAGCAGCAACGCGGCACTCAATTACTCTTCCACGAGTAACACTTTCAGCCATATTGCCGATACCACCACATCGCCAAACACGATTGCAAAACTCCTCTGTTCCAACGTTGCACTTTACAAGTACGGAACCGGAGGATCAGTTGGAAACAATGCGTACTACGTCACCCTCCAGTATCTAGGAACCAGTGCAGGCACCAACACCCTCACATTTCCAGATGAAACTGGCACCCTGCTCACCACGGCGACCTCCTTCGCGGGAGCCCTCCAGCTCCAAGTCACTGGAACCGGAAATAAAATTGATCTCATCACCACTGGAACCTCCGGAACCTGTGATATTAACCTCACTGGAGCAACCGGGCAGAAAGTCACTGTCACCCTTGGAACTGCAACCGGACAGTTTTCTGATGATGGCAGTGGATCCATGACCTTAACTCTGAGCTAAAACATGCCGAAAATCGCCGCAGGAGCAACCAACAAAAACATCTCCCTTGCACCTAATGGCACCGGGAAAGTCGTTGTCGGCACAGGTGCCGCAGATGCAACCGTCCAAAGTGATGGAGATCACAACCTCATCCTCCAAACGGGCAACTCTACCACCTCCAAAATTGAGATCAACGATGGTGCAAATGGAGATGTTGCAATAACTCCCAACGGAACCGGGAATCTCACGATTGATAACATTGCAATCAGTGATAACACGATCAAATCCACTGATCCCAATGGAAACATTGACATCACTCCAGACGGCACTGGAGAAGTCAACATCAGCAAAGTTGATATTGATTCAGGTGCAATAGACGGAACTACAATCGCAACCTCGGATGTCACGGTTGGATCAGGAAAAACCCTTGATGTCAGTGCAGGCACTCTCACCTCTTCAACTGCACAGAAACAGGCGATTGTTGATGGTGCGGATATTGAGGGAGAAGACATCCTCTCCACCGGCGAAACAGGGACGTTTCTTGGCGCGGATGGAGATGATTCCAGTTCCTGGCAGTCGATTAGTGGAACGCTTCCGTCTCAAACAGGAAATGCAGAGAAGATACTAAAGACGAGCGGGAGCGCCGCGTCCTGGACTGCAACCAGAAAATTGATTGCATCCACAGACGGTATCCAGCGATCCGATGCGACTGCGGTGCTTTCGGAGGATGGAAGCAATGTTGCGACGCTGGACAATGTGTCGCTGGGGAGTTCGGTTGTGTTTCCTGCTGGGCATGCCATCTTACTCAGTACCCAAGATGCAGCTACCGATGCGTCAATCATTTTTTCTAGTTCAATAGTGACATCAACGTATACTGATTATATTCTTGATATTGTTAATGCTGTTCCAAGCGAGACTGCACACCCATATCTTGCAGTTTCAATAGACGATTCAACAGCTTTGGAGGGAGTTTTAACAGGCAGACATTATATGGAGTTAAATGGCTCCGGAGCCGGACAGGAATATAATTCAGAGGCTTTTGCAGTAATAGGTTACAGTATTTCTACTACGACTTCATACGGTGGGATTTCCTCAAGAGTTTTTATGCCGGGGATGCGGAATACAAATTCGAATAAACAATGCGGATTCTTGTCAACCGGACATCATTCTAATGGCGACTCCTATGCTTGGCATGGTGGATTTGAGTGTCCGACGACTAACGCAATTAACTACATCGAGTTTTACTTTAGTGCGGGAACTGTAAAAGTAGGTAGGTTAAATCTATATGGGATTAAACAATGAAAAACCACAAATTAGTTGACGGCGTAAAAATAGCATTGACTGCGGAAGAGGAGACTGTCTTCGCCGCAAGAGTGAAAGCATGGGAAGATGGTGCATTTGATCGTGGGATTGTTAATCTCCGTTCAGAACGCAACCGTCTCCTAGCAGCCACAGATTGGCGGGACTTACCGAGTTATGCTGGCCCTAAACAAGCAGAGTGGCGAGTGTACAGACAAGCCCTCAGAGACATCACAGTAGGATTAGACACAGTGGAAAAGGTAACCGCAGCAACATTCCCATGTGGTCCAACCTGTGAAGGATAAGTATCCGAAGCCGGGATGACAGTGACCCTCAAAACCCTTGAAGAGGCGGATCAAGAGTTGGCAGAGGTGCAGCAGAAGCTCAATGATATGTTTGCACAACAACAACGTCTGATTGGATACCGCATCCGGATTCTCGAAGAGCAGCAGGAAACCGAGGTAATTAAAGAAGAAGAAGATGCTTGAAAAAGTGTTTGTTCCAGTTGATTTGTCTGGATCTCTTGAGACCAAGACTGATCAAAAGCTGGTGCTGCCGTCCAAACTCACTGCACTTGAGAATGGAGTGTTTACGGTTGGCAGTACAGTCACGAAGCGTCAGGGATATTCCAAACTCTCGACTGCCGTGGCAGGGTCTGCAACGTCCATCACCTCCGGAGATGCGCTTGCAACATTCCAGCAAGAACTTCTGCTTTTCTCCGGTAGCAAACTCTTCAGCTATGCAAATGGAATCTCGGAGTGGACGGATCGAGGAGATACAATCAGTGTGACGATTGATTCGGATTCGATTGTCAGGAATGACTACGAACAGTCGAATCCTGACATTGGCTATGGAAATGGACTGATTGTCATTGCCTATGAAGACACCCAGGGAGGGATCCGTGCGACTGTGCTGGATTCAGTTTCAGGTGCAGTGATCTCCAGCAACTCCAGTATCAGTGCAACTGGAGTGCTTCCTCGATGCCTGGAACTCGATGGACAGATTGCAGTGGTGTATCAGGAAACCTCTGGGACAGATTCGATTGCAATCCGCATGATTGAACCTGATGATCCAACCGCCTGGAAAACTGCTGTCACACTTGCAACGGATGCACACCTCACGGTTCCACATCTTGATGTCACAAAATACAACTTGGCAGGAATCTGCACCTATGCAGACTCATCCAATACGATCAAGGTTTTATACATCACCAGTGATGGCGCGGCGGGAGGCCCAGCCAATGGATATCCGTCTCCTCTGACTATATCCGCACAGGCAGAGGATGCACTTGGCATTCTCTATGATACCACCGGCGGTGATATTTATATTGCGTATGCAAAAAGCACCGCAGGAACTGGACTCAAGATGGTTCGCTATGACACAAGTTTTGTGTTGCAGGACACCGAGACCATCGAGGCCACTTCAACCGCAGTCAAACATGTCACACTGGCGCTGGATACTGACTCAAATGTCATCATCATCTACGAGTTGAATGCAACGGCATCCTATGATCACCTGATCAAATCTGCACTCTACACGGTTTCAACGAGTACGATGGCATCCGCAGCAGTTCTGAAGCGCAGTGTTGGACTTGCATCAAAGGCATGGTTGTACAACTCCAAGGTGTATTTCGTCTCGTGCTTTGACTCTACTCTCCAGAGTACCTATTTCCTGCTGGATTCCACAGGATTGATCGTTGCAAAACTACAGTCTGGAGTTGCCGGAGGACTCCAATCCAGGAGTTCACTTTCACACCAGATTGCAGTGGATGCAGGGATTTTTCAAGTCCCGGTGCAGGTGAAGACAAGGTTGGTCTCTCGTGATAATGATCTCTATTCCCTGAAGGGAGTTTCAAAGTCTCTGGTTAATTTCACAACAACTGCAAACTTTGACACAGAAGAACTTGGACAGTCTTTGTTAAGTGGAGGAGGTTTTGTCTCAAACTATGACGGGTATACTGTCTCAGAACATGGGTTTCATTTATATGCGGAAAACGTGAGTGTTGCACTCGCCGCAGGAGGATCNCTCACGAGTGGAGGCACATTCCAGTACAAGGTGATTTATCAGCATACCGATGCACAAGGACAGATCTCCAGGTCTGCACCAAGTGTTGCAGTCACTGCATCTCCAACTGGCGGGAACCTGACGGCGACTCTGACCATTCCAACCTTGAGATTGACAACGCATACGAATGTCTTGTGTGAAGTTTATCGCACAACCAATGCAGGAACATTATTTTTCCGGGTTGGCAATGTTGCAAATTCAACAAGTGCAGACACCGTTTCCTTCTCGGATGATGGAACCATCAATGATACGAATCTGGTTGCAAAGGAAAGTTTGTACACGAATGGAGACATCCTGGAGCATGTTTCTCCACCGGCAACCTCGGTGATTGGAAGTTTTAACAACAGAATGTTCTGCGTCAGTAGTGAGAATCCAAAAACCATCTTCTACTCTCAGAAGCGCACCGCAGGGAATCCTATTGAGTTCAGTGATTTTCTGAAGATCACAATGAACCAGGCGCAGGAAGTCACGGCAGTTCATGCACTTGATGAAAAGCTGATTATCTTTGAGCAGGATCGTATCTTTTATATCACAGGAGATGGACCCAACAGTGCCGGAGAACAGAACAGTTTCTCAGAACCACAACTGGTCACGTCGGATGTAGGATGCAGCAACACCCGCTCGATTGTTTTGATGCCGAATGGGTTGATGTTTATGTCCAACAAGGGCATCTACATGCTCGATCGTGGACTCTCGACCCACTACATCGGCGCACCAGTTGAGGCATACAATGCACTCACCGTCACAAGTGCCGTTTTACTCCAGGATCAGAACCAGGTGAGGTTCACTGCAAATGATGGAGTTGCNCTTATTTATGATTATTTCTCTGATAAGTGGAGTACGTTCTCAAATCACTCCGGAAATGGTGCAGTCACCTGGCTAGCAACCGGAAAATACTGCTATCTTCGGGACAGCGGNGGCGTTGTATTCCAGCAAAGTGATGGATACACAGACAATGGCGCTGCGATTCAGATGAAACTGAAAACTGCATGGATCAAACCAGAGTCGATACAAGGATATCAGAGATGCAGACGTGCGCTGGTGCTTGGAGATTACAAAAGCAATCACACCNTNGAGGCAAGAGTCTCCTACGATTTCCGGGAGTATTCAAATGAACTCCACTCATTCAATTTCCGGACGGCATCAGGACAGACAGAGTATGGAGACGATGCACTCTATGGAGACACAACGTATGGAGGCTCCAGCGATGGTGTGTATCAATTCCGGATGACACTCGCACATCAGAAATGTGACGCGGTTCGATTTGAGTTTGCAGATACCGTGTCCACTGATCCTGGACAAGCCTACTCAATCTCCAACCTGATGCTTGAGATTGGACTTAAAACAACGCCAATGAAACTTCCTGCGATTAAATCAACATGACTCCAACGACATTCCCACAGATGCTGCCGTCGGCAACCGGCAACCGTCCTCCACTCTCAGAGGAGGAACTCCAGAGGCTTGCGGCGCTGCTCCAGCAGCGTGGCGAAGGACTCGCGGCAATCAATCCTAGAGGCAAGTCTCCTGAAGGCACTTGGCGGATCCGGAGAACCGATTGCAGGCACGGAAGGGCTAGGTGTTGGACGTGGACCGATCAAGAGTTATAAGCACACATGGTGGCATGTCTGGGACCATGAAAAAGATGTACAAGCTGCGATTGACAAAGCAAACGCGGAAGCGGCACGCTTGGCGGCAGAGCAAAAGCGGAGAAACGATCAACGTCAGAAACTGAAAACATCGTTTGAAACTCTGGAAGCTGATACCACCTGGGAAGATTGGGAAAAGCTGGGTCTAATGAAGGACATGCCTGACCTCCCACACAAGGAGTTCGTAACTGCGTATGACGCGGCAGTGGCAAAGAAGATTGCGGAAGAATCCAGCAGGATCACAGGATGGATCAACAAGAAATTCAGCACAGGTGCATTTACGTCACTTGGACAACGCACGACGGATGAAACCGGAGGTGTAGTAGATGTGGTGCCAACCACATTTGAGGAGGCAGACAAAATTCTGCTTGCGGAGTCACCCAGAGTTTATGGGAGACTCAAGGAAGCACAACGTCGGTCAATCTTCAATGAAGCACAAAAACTTAAAACTCGTGAGGAACGCTTTACTCTGTCTGAGGAGGATATTGCAAAGTATCAAACGGAGGCACCAACACTGGCACCTGTTGCAGATGTGGAGGCGACTCAAATCGCGGATGAACTTGAAGGAGTCACGATTGGAGATGTTGATCCTCTTGAGAGAACAGATATCGACTTGACTCCAGATTATGATCCAGAGTTTCTGGATCAGACTCGTGCAGGAGAAGCAGATCTAGTTCAACTTCTCAAGGATCGAGTTGCTGGTGAAGCNCCCTCTNNGGCTGAGATCCAGCACAACCAACAGACCGAGCAGAATCTCCGGATGCTGCTTGGAGCCTCCTCTAACGCACAGGCAGATCCTGGACGACTCCGGCAGATTCAGAATCTCTGGAGAGATGTCCAACAGATTGCAACTGGACAAGCAGCAGTATTGCGCTCACAGGAGCAGATTGATGCAGAAGGTAGGCTTCTGCAACTCTACCAGCAGCAAGGAACGAGGGAGGCCTCTCTTGCACTTGCAAAACTCAGTGTAGAGAAAGAAAAAGCCTTTGCTCAAGGGAATCTGGATCAAGCGTCCAACATCGCACAGATGGAAGCAAACATCACCCGCGTCACCGCACAAGCATCCTCAGATCTTGTAAAGTTGGAAGCATCGAAACAGATTATGATCCAAAATGGTCAGATGTCGATGGCAACCAAACTTGCAAATCTGGAGAAGTCACTACTGATCTCTCAGACAAATGCAGAAGCAGCACTCAAAAGTAGGTCGCTCGATAATGCACTTGCAATGGCAGCATTCCAAGGAGAGATGGCACTCGAAGGAGTTGCAGTCAACCTTGAACTTGCAGCAATGGATGTCCGTCTGCGGACAGAATTGGGCAAACTTGGAATTGATTCTCAAGAAAAACTTGCTGCACTATCACGAGCGCAGCAGATGTCACTTGCAGAGATGAATGCACAAATTGCAAAAGAAGCGCAAGATTCTGCAAAATCAAATGCAATTATGAGCGGCATTGCAACCATAGTTGCTGCATGGTTGATGATGCCGTCAGATCGTCGCGTCAAGAAGAAGATCAAACCTGCAAAGACCAAGGTGCAGGATTTCTTGGATTCCCTCCACGCATATTCCTACGAGTATAAAAAGCCGGACTCGCCTGGTGCAAGACATGGCGAGATGCTTGGAGTGATGGCACAAGACCTGGAGAAAACAACCCTCGGCAAGCAGTTTGTCCGGGATACTCCTGCCGGGAAGTTCGTGGATATGGGACAGGGCCTCGCAGCAATCCTCGCGTCGCAGGCATATTTGAACGACCGGGTTAAAACTCTGGCAAAAAGGGTGTGAGATATGGCAACAGCAAGCGAAACGGATCCTAACCGCTACATCAATGACCCAGAGCGTCTGAACCGGGTGATTGAGCAATACGAGCGGCAGGGAATGACGGCGGAGACCGCCATCAGAAACCTCCAGGCGCGAGGGTTTAAGATCCCGCCAGGATTGGTGCCTGCACCTGCACCTGCACCTCCGGGACCACTCACACTGGCAGAACCTCCACCTGCTGCTGCTGAACCACGAGCAATCCCAGAGGGAACACCAGTGCTGCCGGTCGATGTTCTGGCAGAGTTTTCTCAAGAGGTGCAGGCGGTCGCCACGCCTGGAAGCGCTGGCCCTACATCCACACCACTCGGAGGTCCAGATCTTTCAGTTAAACGGACGGTGCCAAGCGCTCCGGCAGCACCATCCGCATATATTCCTATTACAGAAACGACCACGACAACCAGCACCCAGGAGCAGGA